ATCAACGAACACCTTGGATTCCAGTATCGCGTTGAGATTGAAAAGCAGCTTGGTATGTCCTTACCTCCTCAGCAGGACGAGTCTGGAGAAGATGTTCACATGGATCCCGAAGTCGAAGCACGCCTTGCACCATTGTTGGCGCAGGCATCACAGCGTTTACTGCAGCAAAACCAACAGCAGGTTGCAGCGCAGCAAGCCCAGCAACAGGCTCAAGATCCGCTTGTTCAGTTACAACAACAAGATATGCAGATCAAGATGGCAGAGCAAAAACGTAAAACTCAAAAAGATCAAAACGATTTAATGATTGAACAAGAGCGTATCAAAGTAGAACGCGCCCGTATTGCCTCACAAACCGCAATGGACGCAGCCAAATCTCAAGCCCAAATTCAAACTTCCGAAACAGTCGAGAAGATGAAGATGGGCATAGATCTTGTGAAGCATATCTCTGAAAAAGACAAGGCACATCAGTTACAAAACAAACAACTGATAACTAATGTTGCACTGCAAAAAAGCAGAGAAGGACATGAAGCAAATATGAAGGAACCAAAACAGAAAGGTGAATGATGGACGCTTTTGAAGTTTTAGTCACAGAACTAGACAGCAAAGCAGCACAACTTAAAGAATGGATGTCAGCCGGAAACGCACAGTCGTTTGAAAGCTACCAAAAAATTTGCGGGGAGATACAAGGTCTTCTCTTTGCAAAGCAGTACGCATTAGACCTCAAACACAGAATGGAACATTCCGACGATGAATGATTTAAATTTAGCACAAGCAGTAGATTTATCAGCAGTACTCGACAAGAGCCAAGAGGAAAAAGCCAGTCAACTTCCAAAACCCCAAGGTTATCGCATTCTTTGCGCCATTCCTGAAGCGGAAAAAGAATTTGACAGCGGCTTAGCCAAAGCAGACGTCACCATTAAAAATGACGAAATTCTAACAACAGTCCTATTTGTAGTATCGCTAGGACCTGATTGCTATGCAGATAAAGAGCGTTTCCCAACCGGACCTTGGTGCAAACAGGGCGATTTTATCCTTGTACGCCCCAATGCTGGAACACGCCTAGTAATCCACGGCAGAGAATTCCGCATTATTAATGATGATTCCGTTGAGGCAATTGTGGACGATCCACGCGGAATTACCCGCAAATTTATTTAAGGAGCCAAACGATGGCAGAACTACAGCAAGAGGAATATAAATTTCCCGATGAGCAGCAAACTCCACCAGCAGAAATGGCAGAAGATACCATTGATATTGAAGTGGAAGATGATACCCCTGAAGAAGATCGCGGCAGATTCCCTGCCAGCCCTGAAACCATCAAAAAGATAGAAGTCGAAACCGATGAGTTAGACCAATATAGCGCTGATGCAAAGAAGAAGATTATTACCATGAAGCGCATTTATCACGACGAACGTCGTCGTGCTGAAGCCGCAGAACGGGAACGCGAAGCAGCGATTCAGGCTACTAAAAAGCTATTAGAAGAAAACAAACGTATCAAACAAATGCTGACAACGGGTGAGCAGGAGTATGTTACGGCTGTTAAGAACACCTCAGAAATGCAACTGGAAATGGCCAAAAAAGCCTATAAAGAAGCATATGACTTAGGAGATTCTGATAAGTTAGCAGAAGCCCAACAAAAGATGGTACAAGCCAGCCTTGAATTGGACAAAGCAAAGAATTTTAAGCTACCTACTTTACAAGAAGATAACTTTGATGTAAAAATACAACAAAATGATCCAGTAGCGCCACGCCCAGACGACAGAGTTATGGAATGGCAGGCTGAAAATCCTTGGTTTGGTCAAGACGAAGAAATGACCGCATCAGCATTAGGGCTACACGAAAAGCTCAAGCGTCAAGGAGTAAAGATTGGATCTGAAGAGTATTACGCGCAATTGGACAAAACAATGCGTAAACGTTTTCCAGAAGCTTTTGAGAAAGAAGCGGAAGAAGAAGCAGAGCCAAAGGACGAGCCTAAAGCAAAGCCAAAAACTATTGTTGCTCCGGCCACTAGGTCGACGGCCCCTAAAAAGGTCAAGCTAACTACCACACAAGTAGCTTTAGCTAAAAAATTGGGATTAACCCCAGAGCAATATGTCCGTGAACTTTTAAAACTGGAGAACTAACATGGTAACAAAAGCAACTAGAGAATTAGAAAATCGTGAATTTGATGAACGTCCAAAGTCTTGGGCGCCACCAGAATTACTACCAGAACCTGACAGACAGGCTGGATTCGAATACAGATGGATTCGAGTATCAATGCTCAACCAAGCGGATCCCCGCAATCTTTCATCAAAAATGAGAGAAGGATGGGAACCAGTGATGTCGGAAGAGCAGCCGAAGTACAAGTTGTTAGCCAGCCGAGATGGACAGTTTAAAGACAACATCGAAATTGGCGGATTATTACTCTGCAAACGTCCAGAAGAGTTTGGTGTTCAACAGGCGGCTTATTATGCCAAGATGACCCAAGATCAGGCGGATGCTGTAGATAATAATTTAATGCGCCAGAGCGACGCTCGTATGCCGATCTTCAAAGAAGGTAAGTCTACGACTAGCAAAGGTTCTAAAAATTAATCAAGGAGATTTAAATGGCATATCCAAACGTACCAAGTACATATGGTTTTAAGCCTGTAAATCTTATTGGTGGACAAGTTTTCTCTGGTTCGACACGTCAGTTGCCAATCCAGTACGGCTTTAACACTAATATTTTTTACGGTGATGTAGTAGGTATTTCACGCGGTTTTATCACCCGTGAAGTTATCACTACTGGTGGTTCTTCAACAACTGGCGCTGCTGGCGCTGGTCAAGTTGGTGTTTTCTTAGGTTGTAACTATACAGATCCAGTTACCAAGCAAAAGCGCTACAGCCAATATTGGCCAGCTGGCACTTTAGCTGGTGATGCATTTGCGGTTGTTACTGATGATCCTGATACTTTATTCCAAGTTGCTGTTGCTTCAACCCAAGGCGCTCAAGCCATCGGTTCTGCTGCTACTTCAATGATTGGTTTGAATATCGCTGGTTCTGATTTAGCTGGTTCCGTAAACACTGGTGACTCTTACAATGGCGTATTAGCTTCTTCTGCTGCTGCAACAAATACATTGCCTTTCCGTATTGTTGACTTGAAGCGTGACACAGCTGTTGCTACCACTGCTACTTATACTAGCGGTACAGGCACATTAACTGTTTCAGCTTTGCCTTCTAACTTGTTAGTTGGTACTGAAGTTGGTTATATCGCTTCTAATGGTCAGTATGTTGGTACAGGTTCTTGGGTTTCTACTTTTGCTGCTGCAGGTGCTACTACTGTAATTCTTAACAGCGCACAAGTAACAGTAAACAGCCCAACTGGAACTGCATCTACTGCAATGACAATCCCTGCATCGAGTACATTAGTATTTACTCAGTATCCTGAAGTTTACGTTAAGTTTAACTTCGGTATCCATGAGTATTACAATGCAAGTACTCAAGCAGTTACACTTTAATTAAGGAGCTATAAATGGCTATTTCACGCGCACAACTACTGAAAGAGTTGCTCCCCGGATTGAACGCATTGTTCGGATTAGAGTACGCTCGCTACGGTGAAGAACACAAAGAGATCTACGAAACAGAGACCTCTGAGCGTTCCTTCGAAGAAGAAACAAAACTGTCCGGCTTTAGCGCTGCACCAGTCAAACCCGAAGGCAATGCCATCGCTTATGACAACGCGCAAGAAGCATGGACTGCACGTTACAACCACGAAACTATCGCCCTTGGCTTTAGCTTGACCGAAGAAGCAATCGAAGACAACCTCTACGATTCTTTATCTGCTCGCTACACCAAAGGTCTAGCTCGTGCTATGGCTTACACCAAACAGGTTAAAGCTGCTGCTGTATTGAATAACGGCTTCAACGCTGCCTATACCGGTGGTGATGGCCAGTCTTTATTCAGCACCTCACACCCATTGGTTAACGGTGGCACCAACGGTAACACCCCATCTACTCCTGCTGACTTGAACGAAACCGCATTGGAAAATGCTGTTATTCAAATCGCTGCTTGGACTGATGAGCGTGGTCTGTTGATCGCTGCTAAACCACGCAAGTTGGTTGTTCCACCTGCACTCCAGTTCGTTGCAACTCGTTTGCTCGAAACTGAATTGCGCGTTGGTACAAACAACAACGACATCAACGCAATTAAGAACAATGGTTCCGTTCCAGAAGGTTACACAATTAACCACTTCTTGACCGCTACCAACGCATGGTTCTTGACCACTGATGTTCCAAATGGTTTGAAACACTTCGTTCGTACCCCACTCCAGAATTCTATGGATGGCGACTTTGATACTGGTAACGTCCGTTACAAGTCTCGTGAGCGTTATTCCTTTGGTTACTCTGATCCATTGGGTGTATACGGTTCTTACTAATCTAGTAAGTTCCAATAAGAACCCCGCTCAAAAGGCGGGGTTTTTTATTTGGTTTTCTTCTACAACTTTATTAAATTCTTCAGCAAGTAATTTAAACCCCTTTAGGTTTAAATGCACCCTATCTGAATAATATTGTGTTTTTGTTTCTAATTTATTTGTCATCAAGGCTTCGGCAATAGAAACCACATATAAATCTTTTACAGAAAACCTTTCTGTTTTTAAATAATTATTAAAATATAAAGTTGCTAAGTTGCGCTCAAATGGAGTACCAAGCGCATCTTCAGCTTCTGGCCCCGAAGCAATTGGAGCCATGATAAAGATAGGAAAATCATAAAACATTCGTGCTACAGCGCAAAAGTTTAGTATTCTGCTAGCAATAATTTCGCAAGATTGCCGTAATTGCATATTTTGTGCAACCTTCACGGATTTAACTCTAGTATCTATTTCCCCAAAAGAAATAGCTAAAGCAGATACATCTTGGTTTTCTATAGTGTCAAAAACTTTTGTACCCCATTTACCAATATTATTTTCTCCCCACAAATGATAGGCAAGTAAGGGTCCTAAATGGTGGACTTTAATATTAGGAAATTTATGTTCCCCACTCCAGCCTTGAAATATATTTCCAGACCAAATAACGCTATGAGAATCGCCAACAACGTGCAACATTAAAAAAGTTCCGCAATAAATTGTTTAGTCATCGCCATACCGCGATCAAATTGTGCCTCGACATCTTTATAACGAAATACCTTCATTACGCCATCTTTAACATAAGGATCTATAAAATTTTGATCTCTTGGTGGATCTACATAATCCCCAAGCCATACAAAAGTAGGCATTCCATTCATTGAACTCATGGTTTTTATTCCGCTATCGCTGCCAACTACCGCATAGCATTGACCAACATAAGCTAAACTTTTTGCAGGATTAGGATCGCATACAAACTTTAATGTTTCGGACTGGCGTATACCCATTCCTTTTAACTCTTCTTCTAATCCAAATACCATTAAATTATAATCTTTAGACTTTAATTCTTTGATGACGCGCGCAGGAATAGACTTTAAGATCATCCCAAATTTCTTTTGCGTATCAATAGAAAAATGACTTCCATTAACATGAACCCCGATTGTGGGTTTATTGTTAGTAAACAATGGTTTTTGGTGGTCAAATGGGTAAATATCAAAATATTGTCCGCGCGGGCAGTGCATATATTTTTCAGTTTTTGGAAGGGCATTTAATATTAAATTTTGCTCTTCTAAAGTATTAAATATAAAAACTTCTTCAGGTTCTATTCCAAAAGTATTCCAAAACTCTTTAGCACCCTTTAAATGCGATATACAACAATATCG